GAAGCTTACCATCCAATTCAAAAAGTTCCTTGAAGTGGACGATGTAATACTTTCCTTGCTTATGGAGGATATGGCAAGACTGGTAAAGAACATTTTCGTTCTTGGCTGCGACGCCGATACGAGTGAGCGTCTCGCGAACTTTTAGAAAGTCATCCTGCTTGGATAATGTAACTTCTACTAATTTATCAATCATCTCAATCACCCTTGTATAATTGTTTTTTTATATCGGTGATTTGAGCATCAGATAGAATTTTTAATGCTTCCTCGGCTTTCGCGTCGGAGTAGCCATAATATTCCTTGACAGCAATCAAATCACTGCTAGAAGCCTTTTTGTGCCATTTACTGAATGGACGCTTAGAGGCTCTAACAATATTTATAAGAAAGTCATACTTGAGTTTATTGTCAAGGGTCGAGTATCGGTTCATTTCATTAGCCAAAAGGACCGTATCGCGGTGATACGATAAAGCACGATTGACCATAAACGCTGAATATGACTTCTCGTCCTGTTCGGTCAGGAGGGCATATTCTTTCGTCTGCAGGATAGACGGAATGATCTCTTTGAATAGGTCAGCCATATAGTGGTTTCAAAAATTCATTAAGGTTTAAGGTTATTTGTTGTATGTCTTTGATCACAGTTTTATCTTTACAGATCCATTTAGTAATCTTGACATCTTTACTCATCTTAATTTGATCTTTGCCATTTAGTTGATTGATGTCACATGTCTTCCAATCAAACTCTGCTATTGCAAATCTCTTGGGGTTTGTCTGCACCACCCACAAATAATCGAACGTCTTTTCCATCTTTCCAGTATCATTATCACTGCGTGAATTTTTCAAGACAACAGGTTTTGACAATTCCCATTTTTTATTGAACACATAAAAATCAGATCTGATCTCATAAGTTATTTTTGTTAGTTCATCAACATTATCATAACCTATCTTATCAATAAATTTTAATCTACCATTAGTTACATTTTCGATTGCTTTAGTGATAACGCGACCCTTTAAAAATCTATTGCCTCTCTCATTAAATTGATCACCCATTCGTAATATTGTATCTACTACTGATTGGTAGTCATACTGTGAGAAGTCTAGGACATTCATGAGAACTTGCACTCAACCATCATTTCCGTCAAACATGCGGTGAGATTCAGTTCCTGATCGGCAACAAATGCAGCCTGGTATTGATACTTTGCTAGAATAACGACTGCGTTTGGAATCGTAGACTTATCCATAATGTCATACAGACTATCATAGATCTTACGATAGATCTTCGCAGGATCATCACCACCAAAGTCCGCAACCCACTTGCGCATCGCACCAAAGTTTTGATCCTTGAGCGAAGTCACTAGATCATTGAGCGAAACATCAGCAATGGTTGTAAGAATACCAGCATCAATCTTACCGCTGACCGAATAACGCTGCAGTTCATTCAGCACTCGGCGATAGTCAGGAAAGTGCTTCTTGACAACTTCAGCAAGAACGGCTTTGTCATACGGAACCTTTTCAGTTGCAAGAATCTCAGCCGCACGCTTCATAAAAGCCATCGCCATCTTCGGACGATCTTCTTTGCGAAGTTTGAATTCAATCACAGCGCATCGTGAATGCAACGGCTCAATGATGCGATTCTTATAATTACAAGTCATGATGAAAGTACAGTTATGCGCAAACTCTTCCATCGCTGCACGCATTGCTGGTTGCGTACTATTGGGGTTTAGATAATCTGCCTCATCAATAATAATAACTTTCTTACCACCGCTCAATGACATTGCGCTGGCATAGTTCTTGATCTTGACGCGGAATGTATCAATACCCGATTCATCCGAACCGTTGATCATCAAATAGTCACAGCCGATCTCATCACACAGCGCGCGAGCGACTGTTGTCTTGCCTGTTCCTGGACCACCGCAGAGAAGAAGATGAGGAATCTCCTTGCGATCCACGTATGACTGGAATGTGGTCTTGTATTCTTCAGGAAGGATGCAGTCGGCAATAGTATGCGGTCGATATTTTTCGACCCAGAGCACTTCATTCATAATATAACTCCTTGTGTTACTCTGTAACAATCCGTCGCCATTTACCGTTTGTTTTCAAGTATAGTTCGCCATCTGGTCCTGGCTTGAAGTCTACAATAACCTGTTTAGTGGTTCCAGGAACATAGTTTGGTTGATAAACATACAAACCTTGCGATGGTGCAGTTGTACCAATATAAAGCGTTTGATCTGCAGATAAACGCATCCGCTCTTGCACTTTTTCGCCATATGTGGTATGAATAGAAATAGTTCCTTCTTTGTTATTCTTAATCTGGTCTGTAATCTTTTTGCTATCAGAATTTGGTAGCACAGTTGCAGCAGCGACTGCACCACCTGCAGCAACACCACCAGCAAGACCGAGGTACTTGAAGAAATTACGTCTTGTCGCCATGATTTTTCTCCATAACAGAATAAAATGCTGCTACCAACACCAACATAACTGCGGGTGCTGTTTGGGGAAGCCAAAGGAAATATGCGTTCGCGATTGTAAACGCAAAGAATACGTTCACACAGATCAATAGTCTCAATTCATCATTCATAACAAACTCCTAGAAGATGGGGTGGGGAAGGTGAACTCCCACGGCGAGCAGTCTGGCGGATTGTGCCGTCTCTATGAAAGAGCACCCCAATAGACTTATTTAGCCACCGTTTCGTACACTTCAACAAAATCGTTCTGTTGAGCGACTTCTTCGTCAAAATTACGCTTATGGTAAGTCTTTGCCAACTTGCGCGACAACTTCTTAGGGATCTCATGCTCATCTTGCATCTTCTGCAGAATGTCTTTAATTAGATCACGCTCTGCTTCAATACGAGTGAGTGAGTTTGAGATTTCTTGGAGACAGCCGAGAACCTTTGCCTTGTCGATCTTCATGATTATTCTCCAACTTCGCCGAAGGTTGAACTGGCGGCTTCGATAGCGATAAAGTAGGTGATGTCAATAACCTTGTGCTTGAACTTGGCAAGACCTTTCTTCGAGATCTCAACATCATAAGAACCATCCATCAACTTGAAATTCTCAACCTTCATCACAACCTTGAAAGTCGTCTTACCATCACCAGTACCAATCTCAATGGTTGACTGATCAGAAGCATTATCCTTCACGTCAGTTGCGGTGAACTTGATTATGGTTCCGTCGCTCTCGAAAACAAAGTTCGGTGAGCCAGAAATGCCAGCAGACTTCTTCATCCACTCAAGATCTTCTTGAGAAAGAGAGAATGCACAATCAGCCTGACCAAGCGCAATGCTCTTCTCAGGTGGAGTCTTAATTACCTTCGCGGAACAATACTTGATATTGTCTGACTTCTTTTTACCAGAATCAATGATTCCGACGCGATCATCTTCAAAAGAAAGATCGGCATCCTTGTACAGAGAAATCTTGGCAAGCAACTTGTTCAAGTCATAAAGAGCAAACTCTTTCGGGAAAGACTCATCAACAGTTGCTTCTACGAAGATGGTGCTCAATGGTGAGATAGTGCGAAGTTTGTTACCCTGCTTGAACAACAGGCTCTGGTTGATGCCAGAAAAGTTTTTCAAAACCTGCACAGTATTATCAGAAAGTTTCATAATTTACAACCTCATTTGCTTCAACACGATTATTATATAACGAATCCAACACAGAATCAACTCTAATTTTTAGAGTATCCAAATCACAATTATTGTCCAATACTACATCATAGTGTGAGCCGATCCAAGCCCACTCGCTCATATGAACGTGTGGATACTTTTGCTCCATGAGTTCTTCGGAGTCTTGTAACATCCAAAGATCATCTTCATCTGTAGTGTTTTGAGTGAATGCACAAGAGTACCACTCAGGATCAGGTCCACGCTTGACGCGAATGACTTTGCCACCAGAATCTCGAATTGCTTGTATTTCATTTGGAAAACGAACATCAGCAATTACATAATTGTTCCACGGCGCTTGATCACAACGACGCATTACTGTATGAACCCAGAGGTCAGGGTGAAATACTCCACGACCTGCCTCTGTGCCCATTAGTTGTAATGCCAGTCTTGGTGAGAATGGTCGACCAAGTTTTTGAGACCACCATGGATCATCTTGTTCACGCCATGCTCGAGACTCTGGATTGTCACCCTCAAGCATGGCGCGATCCCATCCAAAGATACTTGCACAAGCATCCTTTAGACTGTTCGCAAAACTTTCTTTAAAGAAGTTGTGTCGTTCAACAAGAATGTCTGCGACTGTACCTTTACCGTTTCCGATATTACCGACAAGTCCAATAATCATAACAAAATCTCTTTATTAGAGAGAACCAACGTAGTTGGCAACTGCTGGCATGTCACCAGTAAATGCATAGGTTCCAATGTGGTGTGTCTTCATCCAAGGACACATCCAAATCTTGCCGCCAAGATTACGCCACCACTGGCAAAACATATAATCTTCCGACAAGTAACGATCAGAACCACCAACTTCACGCTCTTCACCATTCATCATAACCTTGCGGCGGCGATCAATGACTGTATCGAAATATGCATGAATGTAGCGAGTGCCATCAAAGTTTGCCTGACCAACGTGGTCTGGACGATAACTGAATTCTGGATATGCTTCACGGAATTTGTCAAACACTTCACGCTTCACCATCATGAAACCTGTTCCGATTTCAAGAACTTCAATTGGCTCAGCAACAGAGAACTTTTCAGTGCCTGGAACTGGATTGAACACAAAGTCACCAGCAACCTTTTCGATTTCTGGGATTTCAATATTAGGATGACGCTTGATTGCTTCCTTTACCGAACCCCACTTGATTGACTTCTTGGGATATGGACCACCAACAATTTCCTTGTTGAGCGCCAAGCAAGCAACCACATCGCGCGGATCATAATGAATATCAGCATCGATAAACAAAAGATGCGTAAATCCTTCAGCACGCAAAAATTCATCTACGAGATAATTGCGAGCGCGAGTGATTAGAGATTCATTAAAGATGAATGAGAATCGGACTTCGATTCCATACTGAGAACACATTGCCTGAAGATCCAAGCAAGACTTGATATACATTCCGTGCGCCATACCACCATACATTGGGGTAGCAACAAAGAGTTTATTCTTGCGTAACTCTTCAACTTTTACTTCTAATTGCATAATTATTCACTCCAGTTATAAAACTTTCTAATATTTTCAATGATCTTTGCCTGATCATCGAGGTTTTCGTTGACCATTGTCTCTATATAGTCCATGAGCATCAGCGACCCCATGATGTTTGAGATTTTCGTTGCTCGAGAATTCTTAAACTTATCGTCTTGATCATCTTTACGATCAACATGACGCTGCTCTTTGACTGCATGTGATGCAGTAAGAACCAACATCTTGAATGAGTTCGGAAACCATTCAGCGAGTTTGTCCAAGAGTTTACCATTGAACAAACGATCACCTTCGAAGATTACATTCGCTTCACCATTTTCATGATGAACGTCTGCAAGATCTACAAAGAACTTCTCTGCATCAGGCTGTACTGCCATGCTCAAACGATCTGTTCCCTGGAATACATTACCGTCATTTGCATACTTGCCAAGAATATACAGATTGAGTTTCTTGGAATACATAGCATCAAGAAGTTTCTGTGGCTTGATAATTTGCCAATCATCAGCCATTGAAATCAACTTGAACATCAGAGTGGTCTTACCAGTTGCTGGTTCACCACCCATCGCAATCACTTTTACCATATTGCCTCCAGCCCTTCTTTAATTGGCTCTTCGTCATCAAACATCCAATCAAGTCTTTCTATTCTACCTGTTCTTAGGAAGAAAGTAAACTTTTCTTTGTCAATTTTAGCATTACGAATAGCAAGTCTTTCATCAAGAGTTTCGTCTCTCGCTTGCCATAAAACGTTCCATTCAATGCCAGTCCAATCATCCTTTTCCGCTTGCTGAATTTCTTCAGACTGCCGATCAAGATAGTAACCAAGATAACGTCCATGATGCTCACGAAAGATTTTCTTGAACGAACAAAGACATGTCTCCATCGTGAAGAAATCAATTTGATCTACCAAGTCGGGGTATCGAGATGTTGTCTCCTCAAGTATTGATCGCGATCGTGCTTCAAGAGACTTGTATTCTCCTGCAGTAAGTTGCTTATCGTATTTGTCATCTTCGCCGAGGGCAAGATGCAAACCATTACGATGTGAACGAGACCCAGAATAATCGTCCAGCATGAGGCTAGTAGGTACACACTTAACGCCAGCAGTATGACGCAGGTGCTGAAGATAAAACCAAGTGGAATAACGACCGAATTTATGAAGATTTCTCTTAAGATTATCCCAAAGGTTGTTGAAATTTTGTTCTTCGTTGTCTCCATAATAACTCTCCATCACTTCACGCTGTGTTCGTTTGCCGATAAATTTCTGATAAGATTCGAACATGGCTGGCAAGTGACCCTTGTTCCATTTTGTATCTGTTTGGTATCGGAGTCTCTTGTAGTTGTGAGTATTCCACCACGTGATGCGATCTACCGTGGCAAGTTCATCTC